TAGAGCTGTCGTTGCGAATCATATACGCGACTTCATTTGCGGCGGAAGCATCGTTCGCTGTGTTGTGCACGACAATGTACTTCATGTCCTTTGCGCAGGACTCCACCGGGATTTTTAGGTCATATTTACGCTTGCTCAAAAGATTTTCGCGGATGGGTACCATTATTTTTCCTCCTCTTTGCTTACGGTGTTCTTCAGCCGCTCCAGTAATTTTGTCAGCCGCGGAAACCCCGGCACACCAATCGCCGCAAGGTTTTCCATGACGGAAATGAGCTCGTTGATGATGAGCCAGATCGCGACCAGCAGACCGCAGAAAAGCTCGATGTGCAGGTCGATGCCCGCCTGCACCAGGGCGCCGCGCAGCAGATAATCCACGCCCGCGCCTACGGCGACCATGGCCATATAGCAGAGCTTCTTCAGGATGCCCTTGATGCCGATGCGCGAGCTGAGCTGCGCCGTCATGTAGGCTTTGACCATGCCGGTGACGTAATCGATCACCATCATGCACAGCAGCACGAGCACCGGCGCGGCCAGCTGCCCGCAGTATGCCGCGACCCCCGCCCCAACGACTGCCGTTACGGATTTAAGTACAGTTGCTTTGTTCATTTTTTTGCTCCTTTTAATGTGTTTAAAGTTTATCCAGCCACACCGGCGGTGCGGGGATTGTCCGCGTCTCCGGCGCATCGAGCCAAGAGAGATACCAGTTTGCAAGCTCGGCTTTTTGCTCTTCTGTGAGTAGGCTATACCACAGCTCGCCGCGATTGATATACGCAAAGCACTCGGTTTCGCGCCGGTGCCGAATAACGGTTAGCTCCGCCGCATCCGCGTCGGCCTTGAGCTTATCTGCATCGAGCACGAGCACACCATCTGCCACCTTGTACGCCTCCGGGTGCTGCTTAAAGTCCTCCAGCAGATCGTCGGGCGCCTCTATCTCGATGCCGTCTACAAGCCCACCGATGAGCGCATAGCTCTCGATATAGCCCTGATCGTTTAAGATTATCTGCATTGGTTTACTCCTTGTATCGATTTACGCCCCAAACCCAAGTGATTGCGCCATCGTAGGGGTTACTCAAAATCCTTATCGAGGCATTGGGCTCGGATGAATCACATTGATAGGCAAGCCATTTATCTGCGCTTGTAAGCCTCATGTGCGTGCCCCATCCAACTGGAATTATTTGCGTTACTGCGTCTTCATTGCTTCCAGCCCAGCCGCCAACGATTAAATATGCGTACTTCGCGCCATTTGCAATGGTTGCTGTGCCGTTTTTTAAGCTGCCTTCCCACAATATTTCTGCTGTATGCGCGTTCGGTAATGCTCTCCAGTCATACCATCGTCCATTGGTGAATGTGCGATAATAAGTCATTCCCATATAAAATGTAAATCGCTGCAAATAGTTGTTAGTCGTAGATCTGGTGACTTCCATTGTTCCGTATCCAGAACTCGAGGGGCCATTTTGACAATTAGAAAGATTTATCCAGTACGAGCCTATTGTCGCTAAATCATTTAAATTTCCAGAATATACCCCGCCTACAACAAAATTGTATAGCACTTCGCCTCTACTTGTCGCGCCAGTGCCGCCATTAGCAATCGGCACGACATCTTTATTCGTGAATGGATGAGTCCAACCATTATCGCCCCATCCATTATTCGGGTCGTAAGCTTGCGTCCAGATACGTCCTTTTTGCGGAAATGTCTCTCTCAGCTCAACAAAAATTTTGCTGTGATGGCTCCACGGTACATATACTGGATATACTTTACGATAAGCGTAAAACGGGCCCGAAGTCACGGGGCTGTTGATTAGCGTAGACGCGTCTTCCGTGCGAACAACATTATCGTAATTGGTATTCGAGTTATACGGATCATCGCCGGAAAAATTGATGAGCATCAAATCCGTCGCGTCACGATTCCATGCCCCATCCGACATGCCGCCATCTACCTTTAAATTACCCCGAATCCGCGTATTCCACGCCACGTCCAGCCAGTTCGCGAGCTCGGCCACTTTGCCGATGGCCGCCCCTGCGCTGCGTTTGAAGGATTGCAGCACGCTTTTTGTAGACAGAGTGCGCGGAATAGATAAGCTGTTATACTTGTCCGCCACCGTTACTACCACGTCGTAGGTGGTGGACGCGCCTATATTTCCGCCGCCGATCACGGTTTTGCCGTTGTTGGTAACGTTCGCCGCGGTGCCGTAACTGCTCTCGGACTGCTTTTTGTATCGAGCTGTAATGCTCAAGGTGTTGCCGGTGATTGCGCTGTAACTCGCGTTGATCTCCACGGCAAAATATGTGCCTGCCTTTTTGCGGTTGCCGTCTGCATCGCAGCGGTACACGTCATACACCGCTACGCCGGGCTTTGTGTAGTCTATGACGGTGATCGCGCGCGTGGTGCTCGCTTTTCGGCCGCGCGAATCCGTCACCGTGGCCGTGAATGTGATGTTGCCTGCCGAGGCCAGTGTGCCGGTTGTCAATGCGCCATTTGTGGCCGTCCAACCGCCGCCGGTAATCGTGTACGAGTTGATGCTGCTGCCGTATGCGCCGGATGCTCCGGAAAGCGTCAGCTTTGCTTTGCCCATGCCTTTTACGTATAACCCCGTGCCGCTTGTGTCGTCGGCGAGCGCTGCCGAAAGCGTGCCCGCCGACGGAACTACGCTGCCGGGAACGGTGAGCGTGATGCTTACGGACTTTGTGCCGAGGAGCGTGCTGCCGGAATATGTATCGCAATAGATTGTACCGCTGCCCGCCGTGGCGGACGGTATTTGATTTGCGAGCGACACCGGCGGCGTCCAGCTCACGCTGCTTGCAATGCCCGTGGCAATCGTTCCGGCTGCACTGCCGAACGCGTAGCGCAGCGTATGCCTGTAAGCGCTGTTTACCGCAGGCGTGTTGATTGTCACGCTCTTGCCCATCTCCACGGTTGCAGCACTTAAACTCGGCTGTGTTGCGGGCTCCTGCCAATCCACCTCAAGCGTTACAGCCGTCCATTTGAGATAATCCGTGTAAGAGCTGCCATTGTAGATGCAGTACGTATCGTACCCGGCGGCGATAGATGCCGCCATGAAAGCAACATCAAATGTTTTGGTATTGTCCCACATGGGCGCTTTACAGCTGCCGAGCGCATTGCCTGTGCGGTGCCCTGCGTTGAGCGAGGTTTTAATGCCGCCCTGCGCGGCGGAGTTGTAGATGTATACCGTTTTGGTGGTCGTTGTTCCATAGCCCGTCTGTCCGGTCGTCGCGGTGAGCTTTACGCCGTTGATGATCTTGCCCTTGAGCGCTGCAAGGCCCGGAAAGTACAGCACGCCGGTGCGCACACCTGTGCCGTCCCACTGGCCCTGCGAGGCGGTGCCCTCGCTTTTCCAGCCCCACTTACTGTCGTAATAGTTAAGCTGGGCTTTATAGCTGTTTTTGCCCATCAGTCGTCCCCCTCAAACTCAAGATCAAACGTGTCGGCCTCCGCGTTATAACGCCACATATACAAGCCCGTGTCGGCGTTGCCGAAAGACAAACTGCCCGTGATATGCGCATCCGTGATATAGAGCATACGGTTGGAGATATACGCGACGATTTGACCGTTTTCGACAAATTCGAGCCGGTCGTTGGAGAGCACCGCCTGTATGGCGCTGTCGCTGCGGCCGAGCGTAATTCGCGCCCCCTCAAAGCGGATATACTGCTCTAAAAGCCGCTGATTTTCCGCCACCGTGCCGTTTGTGCTGTCAATGAGATTTGTCACCTGCGTAAAGCGGTATTCAAGCTGATCGCTCCATTGGGCAATGAGCAGCTGTTTAACGCTTTCAAGCTCCTCTGTCGAGACTGCGGTATCTTGTAACCGTCCCAGCGCGTCATACACGTTTTCGGTGGTGGTCGTCAGCTCGGTGCGGGTCTCCGTCACCGATGCCGTGATGCTGTCCATGTCCTTCCGCGCGTCGACTTTGTAATCGGTGAGTTCCTGCTGTACCTTGTCTGTGCGCTTGTTGGTCTCGTCCCGCACAAGCTCGAGCTGCTCGCCGAGGTCTTTCCGTGCGTCGACTTGCTGCTCTGTCATCGTGCGGTATGAGGTGCCGAGCGTGTAGGTCGCGTCCCCCGGCTCGTCTACGGGCAAATCGATCTCGGATACAAGCATCGATATGGGCGTTGCGCTGCCCGGGTCCGAAAACAGGATCATGTCGCCGAGCTTAATGCGCTCAACGGAACTGTCCACAAGATGCAAATCTACTGCATCTACCTCAATACTGCCTCGCAGATATTTTGCCGCCTCTAAGTCGGCATAGCCTGCACGCAGGAGGTTTTCGGCCAGCGTGATGTCGTTGTGCACGACAACCTTATAAATCCAGCCCCATTTTGCCACCGCATCCGCATCGTAGATATAATCTTTTCCGTCGTTTGCCGCAGCGATTGTAAGGCGTGGCGTTACCATGCCCACCTTGTCCTCGTCGAGCTGCGCACCGAGCGGAATAATGGCCGTCGCAACGTCTTCGCCGCGCACGGTGTGCAGCATGTCGAGCAGATTTGTGCTTGCGGTGATCCGCTGGCTGTTGACGTTGCCGTACTCTTTGAGGTAATCCAAATACCGCGTGCCGTCCGTGCCGTAGCGTATCACGAGATAGCCGCCCAGGCGGTCAAGGAGCTTGTCTTGCAGCGCGTTCATGGTGCTCTCGTAGTCCGATTGCCTGTACACGTTGTCGGTGCTGTTTGTCACGGTGACTTGTCCCACGGTAAAGCGTCGGCTTTCGTCCACCTGTGCGTTATGCAGCTCGATAAGCTTCGCAAAGTATGCCGCCACCGTCATGTCATGGTACACCGTCAGCGGCTGCACGCTGTCGTTCAGGTAAGCGAGCTCGCCCTCTACCTCGATTTTCCGCGTGCTGCGCAAATCCCACTCGTCGTTGAGCGCACGCCCGCGGAACAAAATTGTATCATCCTGCCACAGCGTTACCACCGTATCGAGTTTTGCGATTTTGTCTGTGTGCGGGTGCGTCAGCGGCACCGAAAAGGTGAGCAGTCCGGCTTTGTTCACGGCAGTTTTGCACGCCGGCGAGATTAGCTTTAAATCCGGGCTGCGGGGATCATATAACGTATAGGTTATACCGCTGCGGTTTTGCGCCGTAATCTTAAACAATTACAGCACCCCCTCACGCCAAGTCAAAACGACGTTGCCCGTGCCGGTCACGGTGACGTTATTCGCGCCGGGCAAAAGCAACAATTCGGGGATTTTTACGGCCTTGCCCACCTGCGCGATGCTGTATGCTGCGCCGCCGTTGAGCGCCACCGTCATACCCGTTTCGGATGCCGTAAAGGTCGGCGAGACGATCTCGTCGCCGTTGTTTAAAACTGCCGTCGTGCCCGCGCCGCACGAAGCTGTGCTCTCGGTCTGCGCATATTTGTACGGGTCACACACCGCTGTGACTTCAAACGTGCCCGCACCGTATTCCTTCGCGCCCAACGTACAGGCGATACGACCCAAATAATAATGGTCCGGGTCATCGGGCAGCGTAATCGGCAGGCGTTTGCCATGCACCGCAGACGCGATCTGCGAGCACACCGAAAGCCACTCCGATGCCGAAGCGCCGCGCCGCTTGAACGTCAGTTTGAGCGTGCGCAGCCCGTACACCGGGCGCCCTGTGACGACCTCGGACAAGTCGATACTGCCGTTTTCGAGCGGCAGCTCCTGATATTTCGTTTTGACCTCCGGCATTTCAAGCGAAAGATCCGTCAAGATCATGCCGAAGTCCGTATACAT